TAAATTGCTAATTTGCGAAATAATATTCCCAGTCGGACTTACATTTCCACCATTAACAATCGAACCATGTAGAGCAATGTTCTGCGTGACTTCATAGATCTGTCCGTCTGTCGCAAGAAGAAGAGCTCCTTTAGTGTATGGTTGGCTTGCACTTCCTCCAATTGTCTCAGGATCTCCGATGGCTTTCGTGATTGCTTTATTCATCAGCGGATTATTGCTTGATGCGCTGAATTTGGAATCCGTGGAAATATCAATGAACGGAGCTACATTAACCAGATTGCTGATTGTTGATGTGTCAACAGTGAATGTTGCAAGATTGATCTCATATACTCCATTATTGATGTTCACATCACTCTGCTGGATAACCGGAGTCAATGAATTGGCTGTCTCAGTATGGAATGAAATCGGCTCACCTGTGTCGGAGAGATCCATATGGATATATATTCTTCCAAGAAGAGAGCCTGAAGGAGTGAGTCCCACTGCAACATCTGTCTCTTCTATCGTGAATTTTCTTCCGCATAAAGCACCATGTCCCGCTGCTACATGGAGAACGTTCGCGCTCTTAATCGTGACAGCTCCTCCATATATCATCCCACTCTCCTGAAGAGCTGTCTCATATATAAGCGCATCATCCTGCGGAGTAACGGTCTGCGCTGCAAATGTCACAAGATTGATTCCCATTTATATGCCCCCTTTTAATATTTTCGTAAGATCGAGCCTAATTGATCCGAAGATGAGCTTTGTCTTCGTGCTTCTCTCGATTCCAGTCAGAATCGATGTATACGAAGCTCCGTTCGTAATTACTTGAACAGCCTGACCTATTGCTATTGTTGTTGGCATAATAAGATCATCATCATTGACGATTGTAAGCTCAATCAGATTACTATATGAATCAACATCAAATTGTTTATCAGCTGCATCCTTTGCAGCGGCCGCAAAAGTGCTCCCGGCTATGACCGCAACGGAAGTCATGTTGAAAATAACAGGTGTAATTCTGTCTGTGTTGCTCGTGTCATAGCTTCCATCGGTATGCTTGTAATAGACTATATTTGTTGACATATCAGCTTGATCATAAATGATGAGCTTATTGATGTCCTGAGTCGTTTCGTTAAGTATTACAGATTTTTCGATTACACTCGGCAGATCGGCCTCGATCACAAAAGTGCTCGATGTTTTGATTCCGATTGAGACTGTGATCGTCTTGTTCTGAAAATCCGGAGTCACATACAATCCTACTTGGTACTTAGTAAGCGAGCGCCTTATGATTGAATTCATGAAATTCACTATTGCTTTATTTATACCGCTTTGATCTGGAGTTATATGGAAAGTCCAGCCGGCAGTGCTTGATATTGTAGCCACCTGCAGCCCATAAATATTCGCATCTGTATCAGTGTTATTAATCCAGTATGCTGTGATTAAATTTGCGATTGCCTGCTCAAGTGTTGTCCCGGATCCCTGAAGAGCTGTGTTAAAAAGAATTGGTGAATCAAATAGCGAAATAAAGGGCTTGAATTTTATTTCAGAAAATCCTTCAATCGACTCATTGACCTGAATCGCTGTGATGACTCCGAAATAATCATCCGTATCATTAACAATCCTTATATAATCACCCTTTTCAACATTGTCATTAAAAGCAACAAGGACAGAATTTTCAACAGTCGAAAGATAATCATACTTGTAATCAATAGCACCAGAGTTGAAATGCTGGATCAGATTGAATGATGTATCAAATATTTCAACATTAAATGGTTGCATATTCAATCTCCGCCTCCACTCCAACATTTAACACGTTCGTGTTATCAGCACCAAAAGTCACCGTATTTCTGCCATGACCAAATCTCACAAATCTCGAAGTCGAAAAATCTGATTGCTGATACATATCAGAAATCAGATTCCCCAGAGCATCAACCTGCTTAATACCATAAGGAATTGTTGTTGTGTCGATGATAAGCCTGTGATTTGCAAGAACTGTTCCATTAACTTTTCCAGTTGATACAAGGACATTGTTCAGATAGTGTCGCCATGTTGGATTGACTGCTTCGCCAAATATAACGAGTCTTACCGGGCTGCTTTGATAAGAATCTGAGTCAATCGAGACTGTATTAACTACGCTATCCGAATATGTATAATCGTAAGTGTAATCATAGACTTTACCGCCCACGATCGTGCCTTCATTATATTCTGAGACAGTCTTGAACCAAGGAGTCTCTGCAGTGAACTCGATCTTAATCTCAAGAGGATCCCCATTGCCATCGCTTCGCTCTATATTGGTTATCAGGCCTCTTCTGGAATAAGTGCCATAATTATTGTTATAGTCCATCATGATAGGCTGATTCTGGCAGAACTGAGCAAAGTTAAAATATTCCAGCTCTGCTTGTGGCTGCCAGAATCTAATTATTCCGGTAATCTTATTTTGAGCAATATGATTATTTAGTAAAGCATATCTATCCTCTATCCTTTGGAATTCGGCTTCCTGCGTGAATCCAAGCCCATCAATCTTATAAAAAAACAGATGGTCCTTCGATGTGACATTGTATCGATTCCCATCATTGTCATAGAGCCTAAATGTTCTCATTATTGAAGCCCCCATCCTAACTGTCTGTTAATTCCGTTAAACAGATCATTCATGTTAATGCCTTCCTTCTGAGCAATCTCAGGGAGATATCTTTCAAGAAGCGCAAGGAGAAAATCCATCTTCTTGTCTTCTTCAGAAGGAATGAAATTATAATTTGCATTCGCATTAATGCCGCCAAAAGAGCTCTTATTAAGCTCAGATATTGCATCGTTAACAAGTGACTTATTTCCGACAATTCCCTCCGCGATTCCTTCATCGAACATGGTTCCGATGTAGATTCCTTTCTTCGCAGGAGATGAAATTCCAAGGAAATCCTTTGCCGCATCAAAAGCCTTCTTCGCTGCGTCTTTTGCCGCATCTTTTATTATGCCAGCCGCATCCTTAAGGCCCTGTGCAATTCCCTTGATAATATCCGAACCGATTGAGAGCCAGTTGAACTCCTTGAAGCCGTTCACAATGGCAGATACCAGCCTCGGGATCGCAGCCACGATCGTTGGGATGGACTGGATGAGACCTGACACCAATTTGCCGACTATCATGACTCCCTGACTTATGACGGTAGGAAGATTAGAAGTGATCGTTGACACAAAAGATCTGATCATTGTCTGCACTGATTTTACAATCTCAGGCAGATTTGAGATCAGGCCTTGAGCCAGCTTGAAAATCAAGTCAATTCCAGCCATCGTGATCTTCGGTCCATTTTCCATCAAAAAAACAGCCAGAGAATTGATCAGGCTGCTTGCTGTTGAGATGAGCGATGGAAGGCTTGATAAAAGGCCGTTCACTAGACTGCTGATAATATTCACCGCTGAATCAAGAATCAAAGGAAGCGCAGTTGAAATCCCGCTAAGGATGCCATCGATAATCGATGTGTCTGATCCGAAAATTTCTCCCGCTGCTATATCAAGAGCACTTCCAAGGCTGTTGAGTATATCATTGCCGATTGCTCCCCAGTCAGTCTCAATCAACGCTTTTCCCATCTCCATCGCAAGATTAACTGCTGCTTCAACTAGATATGGCAAAGCCTCGACAATTCCTTGAATCAGAGCCTTGGTTACTTCAATTCCATTTTTTGCAATCTCAGGAGCCCTTGTTGAAATCTGATTGAGGGCCTGAATCACGAAGCCGCTCACACCGCTAAGAAGCCCCGGAAGAGACTGGATGATATTTCCTATCATTGGGAACAAATTGTTAAATGCAAAAGTCTGGATAGTTTCTCCAAGAGTATCAAGAGCCGGGCCTATATCTTCTCCAAGGGCAATGTTCGCAAGAAGATTCTCTCCTGCAGCTTTCATTGCTCCAAGTGATCCTGTGAAGGTTGTTCTTGCTTCTTCTGCAGCCACTCCAGTGAGTCCAAGGTCTTCCTGAATGACATGGATTGCCTCATATACATCGCCAAGATTATCGATGTTGTATTCAACTTTTGATATTTCTGAAGCTTTTGCAAGAAGTCGCTCCATCTCTGACTTGGTGCCACCATACCCTAATTTGCTTTTTGTTAATCTGCAATTTCATTTTGTTATAGTTGCAGTTCAGACTATCGCTTCATCCTCTCGGATGCTCTCTCACTTAGTCGTTCACGCTAGCTTTACCCTTGCGCCCTGTTTTCCTCTTCAGGAGTTCCAAGTCAATCAGAGAGAGTTCGCATCTCGCTCTTCATTTATGCAGCGAGTGCCCCCATTTTGTTAAGGTTGTCAAGCATGGTGTAATTTTGCTTCGCAAATCCTTGATCCTAAAAGCGTTCAGCACAGTTCGCTATTCTGTACCCGTTCATAAGAACAGCTTTACATTTCTGTAAAGAGCAGACTATCTCTTGACCTCCGGCTTTATCCGCTGAGGCCTTCCGCACTTCCGGCCGCTTGGCCGTACTTCCACAATAGGAATAGTCGTTACACCTTCCGCATTTTTAGCGGCTTGGCACGGTATCGCCTTCGACATCACTCGCTAAGGTTTTCACCGTATTCACGGAATCTTTTTAACTTGATATTTCTATCAAGCTGCCCTACAAGTTAAGGCTGTTTGAATATTTTCAATCGGCGTTCCCATTTTTGCGGCATTATCCGTCATGTCCATGATTGCAGTATTCGCTGCAGTAGCCGCTTTTGATACATCGCCAGAAAAAGCTTCTTTAAGCGCTGCACCAAATGAGACAGCTTGTTCTGCGTAGTCGTTTGCTGATATTCCTGCCTTGGCTGCTTCAACTGCATATTGCTTAGCTGCCCCCGATGCTTTTTCGTAAAGCGTATCAAGACCACCGAAAGACTGTTGAAGATTGCCTCCGGCTTCAAGAGTTGATTTGATTGCTGTTCCGATTCCCGCAGCGGCAATTGCTCCCTTGATGGCTCCTGCAATATTAAATCCTGCACTCTTTCCCGCGCTGGACGCTTCACCTCCAAGCTCCTTAGAAATTGCACCGCTTATCCCTTTGGCAGATGGGACTATCTGCACAAATGCTTTACCTAGTTCCGTTGCCACTTAAGCGCCTCCATTCTTTATCGAAATCAGCTCCGGAATTAAATTCCCTAGCCTTTTCTTTTGTTTCTTTTTTCTTGGTTAACAGTTCAACAAAAGAAGTCGGCTTATTTATGCCGCTTTTTGCATCTTTTGTTTTTGCATAAACATTGATGGCAGTATTATCAACAATATGGGCTAAGAGCAGCATCTCCAAATCCACCCTTAGCCCAAGAAGTTTCAGTTTTATTCTTGAATTATCCCGCAACCCTATCGCCAAAGTAGCGATATATAATGGCGGATATTCAAAAATATTATAAATGTGATAAAATTCAGCAAAATCACATATAAGAGCATCCTCATCAAGAGCCATCATTCCTGAGAGGGCTGCGATTTTTTTGTCTCTTCACCCATTAGGATCACAATCTCTTTAAATTCTGCGATCATAGCCTCTGTGTCGATTATTCCATCTTCGTCAACTAAATGATCCATGAGATTTTGTTCTCCTACTTTTCCAAGCAAAAGAGGAATAGCTTGTGTAATTCCATTAAGAGCTCTGCTCTCATCACCTGAATCACAATCCGCCAAAGCTTTCACATAACGCCAATCTTTTGCTTTTTTTTCATTTATATCACATACAAATCCGCTCATCGTATGTATTTCCATAAAAAATCCTCCACTTTATGCTGATGGTTGTGCTACCGCGATCATGTATTCATAATGAGTATTTCCGGAACTATCGGGGATGCACTTAACAGTTGTATCATAACCAATAGGATTCTGATCGTTATACTCAATATCTCCGATCTCTGACAGAGACATTGTCGGAATGACAATCCTCTTCAACGTATTGCCTGAAAGAATCATGTCGATAACAAGTGACACCTGATCAACATCTTTGTTGTTGACCATGATTTTGATTCCATTCTGCAGATCTCCCGAAACATTGGTATTTCCATAAACGAACTTAAGAACATCAACATTTTTCACTTCCAAAAGCACGAAGTGGAATGTATCGTCTTTTGATGTCTGGATGACAAGAACTGTCTCTCCTCCCCAAGCCTTGATGTCTGTCGTTTCAAGATTAGTTCCATTTGTCATGCCTTCATCCGAGCAATACCCAAGACCTCTAAATGCTTCATCAAGCTCCTCAGTCGGAGTTTCAGGAAGCAAAGTTCCCAAAGGTGCCGCATATATTGCCCCTGTTATTTTTGGCTTTCCAGCACTAACATTACTTGCATTGTTCATAATATCCTCCTTTAATAATGAACGATATTAAAGACCGCCTGATATCTATAATTATTAGTTGTCGTATCTGTGAAGTTATAATCACCATCAAGATTTATCTTAGATATCTCATCAAGCTCGATCGCGTTGTACTCCATTACATATTTAAGCTGTTCATTGAGAACTGAAGCCTCATATAAACTGCTTCCATAGCTCTGGATCGTGATCGTAGAATTATATAGATGATTTTCTGAATCGCCGCCTGTCTTTTCGATTAAGTAATATTGCTTGGGAATATTCCTTTTGGGAATTTCCGTTAAGACAGGAACGCTCATCTTCTCAGATAGATAATTTCTCATAATCTCTTCAATGATCATCCTCGTACCGCCTTAAGAATCGAATTATTCTTGAGATTGTCTCTTCTGGCCGCAAATGTCTCAGCTTTAACTTCAGCATTTACTCTGTTCCTTCCTGAGTGTGTACTGACTTCATAGCCGGGACCAAGTCTTCCGAGAGCACTGTTTGCATATTGTAGGCAAATGCTCTCCATTTCGGGAGACTTAAGGAGCTGTCTGACACCTTCTCTATTTAATTGAAACTCAACCTTAGCCATAATCTGCACACCTTACTTTCATATGCCATGGAAGCTGTTTCGGAATATTCTCCTCTATTCCGGTAATAGGGAAGCCGAATGTCTGCACCGTATGCGTAACTCCATAGGCATCTGTCCATGAGACTTTTTTATTTGTCCAGTCGTGCGTGTCGCCTTTAGGGATTCCCAGCATATATTTGATTTCTTTTCCATATAGTTGTGTCGATGAGACAATCTCATCAGATGTAGGCTCACCCACAAGGACATTCTCAACTTCAACAGGATTCACCTCGTAAATAGGATTTCCCAAGTTATCTGTCCCGATCTGGATCTCGTCATATAAAATTACGCTGATACCTGACAGCCTCGCCATAAAAACTCACTTCCCATCTGCTGCTTAAGCAGCCCAAGCTTCTTAAGATCATTGTTGAGTATCGAATTTGCTATTCCGCCACCGGCAACAGCAAAGGTCCCTGACCATGAATATCCAAGACCCGACTGAGATTCCTGACTCATTGCATCTCCCTCAGTATTCTGTCTAAGGATCCTGAAGGTGACATCACAAGTCACGATTTTTACAACACTCTCATAAGCTGAATCAACCTTGATCCGGGCATCAATGTCTTTTCCGTAATTTCTTCCAAGCACTCTGATTTCATCCGAAACAAGCGGAAGAAGAGCATCAGCTCTGTCTTGTTCTGCTGCCGAGAGCGGCCTATATAATCTCTGGATATCTTCAACTGTTGCAAATGGCTTATTCATATCTTTCCCTTCTTCTGCGCTGAGTCTGTCTTCTTGGCTGCTCAACAGGAACCTCTTCTTTTATTGGCTCCTGTTTTGGAGGCTCCTTTTTCGGAGCCTCCTTTGCAGCTTTCTTTTTCTCATCTTCGACAAGAACATAATCAGGCGAGATGATTTTTGAATTTAAAATAATCTCAGCGCCAGTCTTTACATTTCTGTATAGCATAGCGCCCTCCTTACTTATCAAGCAGATGCGTTTGTCTTTATGATAGTAAATGCAGCGGGATCAATGATTCCCCATCCGACATAAGCTTCTCCTCTAAGATAGATCTG